GCGTTACAACGCATGGGGCTTACACGCCGCGCAGAACCCCCGCTGGGTGTTTGCGAAGATTGCCGGGATAGAGGGCAAGCATCCGGTGGCAATTCCCGTTAAACTGCAAGGAAGGCTGGTAGGAAAGCCCTTCTGTGTAGAGGCCATCGAGGACATCAACGGTGTAACATTCCGGCATGAATCCCTTGCGCGAAAGTGACATTACAGGCGACCCCGAATGGCAATTCCAGCAGATGGATCGCCTTCTTGGGTGGGAGATGTTGCAGAACGCCTTGGGGCGGGGAAAGCCCGAGAACTCAGAGCGTGTGCTGGCCGAGCGTCTAGCCATGCCCGCAGGGTTTTGGCATGTTATGATACGAAAGATTAAACGCCGACTCGCTGATGCCGAAAAGTGACCAATCTGAATCCCTTGTCTATTTCAGCGAAAAAGGGCCAGACGTGCCCGAGCTTTGCACGGCGTACACGGAGACAGTAAACAATCTGTCCGACTACTTCGGGCAATGCCGCAACAGCTACAACGAGCGGCGTAACGAATGGCCGGGGAAACAGGATGATTTGCGGAAGGGCGGGGCTAATGCGTTCCCATGGAAGGGGGCGTCCGACACCGAGGCCCATGTCATCAGCGAGCGCATAGACACCTACGTTTCCCTCTGCATGACGGCGCTCACCCGCGCCAACATCCGGGCCTATCCCGTAGAGGCCGGGGACATGGCACAGGCCAAGGTGGTGAGTAGCTTCCTCAAGTGGATGACTGCCCACTACATCCCGCGTTTCCAGCAGGAGATGGAGCAGGGGGCCAACCACCTGTTTGAGCGTGGGCTGATGGTGACCTACGTAGGCTGGGAGCGTTACGAAAGCAGCTACCTCCAGAGCATCACATTGCAGGAGATTGCGGACGCCTCCCCCGACCTTGCCCGCCTCATTCTTGAGGGGACCAATGACGATCAAATCGTCGTTCTCCTGCAAGGCATCTACGAAAACCTGACCACGAAGCGAGGTAGGAAAGCCCTGAACCAGCTTCGAAAGAAGGGGGCTGCGGAGATTCCTGTCACCCGCCGCAAGATTGACCGTCCCTGTGTCAAGGCGTGCTCCCCGGACGGAGAAGTGTTCTTCCCGCCCTATTGCATGGACCCGCAGAAGGCTCCTTACGTCTTCTACAAGACGCTGATGACGGCGCAGGAGATTGAAACCAAGGTGGTTTCTGAGGGCTGGGACCGTGCTTGGGCCGACTACGTTATTGAGAATTGCAAGGGCGTCCAAACGCTCCCTATGGGCAGCGGCAACGTCATGGCTCGTCGGGAGATTGTCGGCGTGGAGAACCCGCAAGACCTGTACGAAATTGTCCGGGGCTATCAGCGCCTCATTGACATGGAGGACGGCGGGCAGGGCATCTATTGCACCGTCTTCCACCCGAATTACAGCGGCACCAAGGAGGATGTGCCCGCCTACGCCAAGTTTGAGCTTCTGAACGGCTTTGAGGACTACCCCTTTGTCGTCACCCGTCTAGCCGAGGATGACAAGCGGATGTACGATGTCATCACCATTCCCGAGAAGCTGCGTGGCCTGCAATGGCAGGTTAAGGTGGAGCGGGACAGCCGCGTTGACCGTAACGGCCTAGCCACTGTTCCCCCGCTTCTGCATCCGGTAGGCAAGCCCCCGTCCGGAGAATGGGCTCCTGGCGGACGCATTGGCCGCACCCGCCGCGAGGACTTTGAGTTTGCCCCCACCCCTCAGTTCAATCCCGGTTCTGTAGAGATGGAGCAGACGATGTTAAAGGCTGCTGACCAGATTATGGGGCTGGACGTGGAGAACCCGCTCTCAACGGCAAAGCGGCAGTTCTACCTCGATAAATTCCTGTCCCACGTCCAAGATGCCATCAAAGCCGCGTTCAAAGCGTTCCAGCGTTTTGGCCCCGATGAGGTGTTCTTCACCGTTACGGGCGTTGCCGACCCGCAGAAGTTCCAAAAGGGTAGTCCAGACGAGGATTTTAACCTCCGCATTAGTTTCGATGTCCAGAACTTCGACCCGGAAGCAGACGACAAGGGCGTAGAGCAATTCCTGCAAATCCTGCCCTACGACAAGAACGGGCGCATCAACATTGATACGTTGGTAGAGGCTCTGGCCTATCGGATTGACCCTGTTCTGGCCGATGCCATGTTGCAGCCCGTAGAGGTGGCGCAGCAGAAGGTGCTCAAGGACGTTACGGACGACCTCACCAAGATTAGCTCGGCCATTGAAGTTGGGGCGCGGCCTAATGGGGCGCAGATTGCAATGCAGCTTATCCAGCAATACGCCTCCCAGCCGGACGTGGCGCAGCGGCTACAGACAGACAACGCCTTTGCCCAGCGGCTACAGAAGTATTCCGCCCAGTACGAACAGCAGATTGTGCAGGCACAAAACGCGGAGATCGGGCGCATCGGTACAGCGCCCGCCGCTATGGGCTCTGCCACCACTCAAACAGCTAACACCGTCAACTAATACCAAATGAGCGTTACAGTAACCAAACAGCAGTCGGCGGAGCGTTATGTTCTGTCGTCCAATTCCGCCACCGGCACCATCCCCCCCTTTGGCAGCCGTGATAGCGTTCTTCTCAAGAACAGCGCCGCCACGGATATGACGTGGACGGTGACTGGCACCGACACCGTTGACGGGGACAGCACCATCAATCTTGGGCCTTATTCTGCCGTTGAATTGATTCGGGGAGCCACGGAATGGAAAGCCGTCTCCTCCTACGACAAGCGGGAGAATGAAAGCATCAATGAAACGGTGTACGGCGACCTTGAGGTGCTTGGAGACATCACCGACGAAGAGGGCACGGCCTACTTGGGCGCTATTTCCGCCCTTCCGTCCCTCGACACCACCACGGCTGTTGGCGATGCTTTCACCAACCAGCCCGCGAACGATGGCATTGAGGTGTTGAGTGATTCCAACGATGACACGACGCAAACCGTCACCATTATTGGAACGACTACCGGAACGGACACGGTTGTTGTGGAAACCGTCACGCTTACGGGCACTACGGCTGTCTCCACGGCGAAGACGAATTGGGGCGTGGTCCTGGCGGTGAAGAAGAGTGCTGCCACCGCTGGCACCGTCACCGTCCGCGAGGCTTCGGGCAATGCCACCATCACGGCGGGCCTTACGGCTGAAGTTCTTAGCGTTGGCGTCAACACCGTGGATGCGGCGGATCAAGCTGCCTACAATCGCCTGCTCTCCATTGTGGCCTCTGGCTCTACTACGAAGCAAATTGGCCTGAAGGGAACAGACAACACCGATGCCGTCATCTATGACAGTCAGGCTCTCACGGGGACTACGGCTGTTCTCTCCAATTCGGTCTTCCGCACCATCACCGAGATTTACACGGGCGATCTTGAAGGAACGCGCACGGCGACGGTGACGAATAACACCGACCTCGACATCAATGGGGCTCCGTTGGGCTACACCAGAACGGCTTATGGCGTGGGCACGGCCTATGCCTTTACGAATACGGCTGCGGCGATTGACTTCGGCACCACCGACCCGTCCATCACGCTCGCGGAGGCTGGCACCTACGTCATCTACGGTCAGGTGCAGCTTGCCTACAATGCGGCTACGGTGGTTGCGGAAACGGCTACGGTGAAGGTTCGCCGCACCAATAACACGGCTGCCGACCTCTCTTCGGTTGTCGTCATTGACCTCCCGGTGGCTACCACTCTCACGCATAGCTACGGCGTCGTCACCATCCCGCCCGTCGTCTATACGACTACGGCCACGGATGACGTTGTTACCCTCTTCGGCAATGTCTCTGCTGGCCTTGGTGCCGGAACCATCGACGCCACGGCGGTTGGAACGAGCATTGTCGCCGTCCGCATTAAATGAGTAGCGACCCTCTTAGGCAAGACATTGAAAAGCTGCACCATCTGGAGCATTTCTTGCGTCTTTGCGCCCACATCTACGCCGCCCGCGAGGAGCAGGTCAAGAAGCTATACGGGGCGGACGAGGGAAAGATACGCGAGATTAGCGGCAAAATCCAGGCGTATGAGGACGTGCTTGAGCTAGTCGACTGGGATTCTATACGGAGCAGGGCGGCACAATTGTAAGCGATAAGAGCCCAGCCAACCCCCGGAAGCCTAGTGCTTGCCGGGGTTTTTTGTGCCCAAAAAGCGGCACCCCTATAATGACCCCATCGCAGTCGCCATGGCGTTGAGTTGGCGGAAATAATGTCAAACACAGTCGTAGAGGCCAACGCTGGGGCCGAAGCAAGTCCAGTGGAGAAGAAGATGTCTGAGCAGGATTGGATTCTGCGAAGGCAAGCCGCTCACGGCAAAGCTCCTGTAAAGGAAGCCCCGAAAGCGGAGGAGGAGAAGCCAAAGGCAGAGGAAGCGCCCGAAGGGGGCGAATCCAAGCCGGAAGCCGAAGCTCCCGCAAGTGATGACGTTCTTTCAAAGGCTAGAAGTGGTAGTTTGGATGATCTATCCGAGGAAGAGTTGGGCCAATTGGCTAAGACCCTTGGCTCGCGTGCTGTAGCCCGTTTTGGCGAATTAACGGCCAAACGACGGCAGGCAGAGGAGGAAGCCGCGCAACTACGTGCGGCCCTCGCTTCCAAGGAAAAGCCCGCAGCAGAGCCTATTGCCAACAACCCGTTTGCGTCTCTCAAGACCAGCGCGGAACTGGAGGCCAAGGCCAAGGAAATCAAGCAGTCGATTGACGTTCTGGAGGAAGCTCTGGACGGCGCAGATGGCTTGGGAGCCGAGGATGCTGTGGCTACGGGGCCGAATGGGGAGGCTTACACGAAGAAACAGATTCGTGAGCGTCTCCGGTTGGCGCGGAAGGCGCGGGACGAATACCTGCCCGATGTCGCTCAACGCATTGTCAAGCGTGAGCGTGCGTCGGCCATGAGAGTCGCGCTGGAAGCAGATACGCGCAAAGCCCTCCCGTGGATCGAGGATGAGAAGGATGAGCGGACGCAGCGGTATAAGGCCATGATTGGGGACGAACGCCTCAAGCGAATTGAGGAAGTAGAACCCGAGGTGGCTGCACAACTGCCCTCCCTGTTGGCACATTCTGTAAACAGCATGTTTGCCCGCAAGGAGATCGCTATTGAGCCCGTAAAAGCCCGCATCCCCCCGTCCCCGCCAAGCAATCCGTCAGGAGGCAATGCTGCCAGCAGCAAGCCCGATGCCGCCACTTCCAAGCAGTTGAAGGAGCTTCGTGAACGCGCAGCCCAGACAGGCAAGACGAGCGACTGGACCTCCCTTCGGACACAGCAACTCAGCAAGAGAAAATCTCTGTAAGCAATGGCCTTTTCAAACACATACGATACTACTAACACGGGCTCGGCGGTAAGCAACCGCGAAGACCTGTCCGATGCGCTCTCGATCCTCGCCCCGCAGGAAACCCCTTTCCTGTCGATGGCGGCGAAGGAGAAAGCCACCGCCACCTACCACGAATGGACCGTTGATAGCCTCGCGGCTCCCGTCACCACCGGCATTGCCGAGGGTGCGGACGTTACGGCCTATACGGACAAGTTCGCCAACCGTGCGCGTCTTGGCAACTACTGCCACACCCGCCGCCGTGACTTCATGGTGAGCAACATCCAGAACGCCGTCGATAGCGTCGGCCCTGCGAAGATTGCCCAGGCGGAAACGAAGGCGGTTAAGGAGATCAAGCGTGACTTCGAGGCGATTCACATGGGCACGCAGGACCGTGCGGCGGAAGATGGCGCGGGCACCGCGTACACCTCTCGCGGCCTCGGTGACTGGATTGATAGCGCGGGACCGTCTGACGTTCCTTCGGCCTATCGCACCCCGTCCGGGTCCATCCATGCGTCGTCCACCTTCACTGAGACGGTGCTTAATGGCCTGATTACGTCCATCTACCGGACGAATGGCATGTCCAACAGCCTGACGCTGATTGCCGACACCGCCCTTCGCGCCGTTATCACGGGCTTCACCAAGACCTCGGCGGACACGACCCCGGCCTACCGTAACATCACGCAGAGCGCCGATAGCGGTTCACTGCGGTTCTCGGTGGAAATGTACCATTCGGACAACGGCGTTGTTTCGATTGTGAACATGAACCCGGACTGTGCGCCTGACACCACCAACAAGGACACGGGCTACCTGATTAACTGGGACTACGTTGCTACGGCGGATCTTATTCCGCTCGGCAGCCAGCGTGCCCCCAATCTGGGTGGCGGCGACCGTGGTTGGGTGGACATGACCTCGACGCTTGTTGTCAAGCATCCGGGTGCCCTCGGCAAGATCACCGTCCTTAGCTAATAACCCGGAGGACTACTACTATGGCTAAACTTACTATCAACGAGAGCGCCAATTCCTTCTGGACCGACGTTGGCACGGTGGATTTCAACGATCTGATCACCCTCGGTACGGGTAATCGGCTCACGATTGCCACCATGCCCGCTAACAGCGCCGTGGAAGCGGCCTGCGTGTGGAAGATTACGGCTGCGGCTGGCTCTACCTCTGTCGTGTTCGACATTGGCACGACCAGCGGCGACCCGGACGAGTTCATCGACAACCTTGATGCGGACGGAATGACGGTCCCTGTGTTCAACACGGGCGACCAGTTTACGTCCAATTACAGCAAGTTTGTGAGCGCGACGGCCTCGGCTGCCCCTGTGTACCTGAAACTCACGGATGCGGCTGTCGCGTCCCTGACGGCGGGCAAGTGGGGTTGGGCTCTCCGCATCGTCAACCTGTCGCAATACAACGGCTAATCCCGTAAGCAGGTAGCGTAGAATCAGGGGGCGGGCGGGCCAAACGGTCCCCCGCCCCTTTTCTATGCAAATCATCATCCCCCCCAAGAAGTGGACAGACGGGGACATTGGCAAAGCCATGATGCGGGAGCTTCGTTCCGGCGTTGAGTTTTTGAAGGCCAAGGAGAAGGAGCGGGAGCTAAAGGCCGCAGAGGAAGCCAAGCAGATGCGGCAGCATAAGGAGATCAAGGGGCTGGGGCGCTGTGTCGCCGTCATCCCTGAATGGGAGTTCTTCCGTATGCACAAGAAATACGGGCAGGAAGAGACTCATTCCAAGGAGTTTCTGAACTACTACCAGAAGCGTTTCCCGCATCTGGCTCCTAACAAGCTCTGATGCAAACTGATACTTGGACCAATTTGTTTGCTCGCATTGAGGGGCTTGCCGGGGTGGATAGCTTCACCTCCACGGAAGAGACGTTTGTAACGTCATTCATCAATCGCCGGGCCTACCAAGCCTACCGTCTTACGGACACATGGGCGCGGTACATTGTGGGCGCAGAGGCCCGTCCTGGCCCTTCCAACGTCATCCCGTGGGAATACACGGAGACGGACGGAAATCGCGTTATTTCAAGCGCAACGCGGTCTGGAAGCACCGTTACGGTGGTAGTGACGGCGGACATAGACGGCGACTTCGTTTCCGGCCAATATGTGACGATTGCGGGGCTGTCCTATTCGACGGCCAACCCGAACGGGGTGTATCAGGTGACGGTGGGCGGCGATGACACGTTCTCCTTTGAGCTTACGGGCGACCCAACGGGCACGGAAACCTATGGCGGAAGCGGGACGGTGGCTCCGGTGGCTCTGAATGACGTAGATACGTTCATCCGGGTGTTCAATGGCAACCCCTACGACCTCAACAGCGTGCCAGAATTTCGCTTCTACGTGGAAAGCGACGGAGCCCACGTTGTGGCCAATAGCACGGATTTGGCGGGGTTCTGGGTGTGCTACAAGAAGCGTTGGGAAGGCCCGTATGAGGACGGGGATAACATTCCCCTGGAGTTCTTCAATTACACGGCGCATGGGGCTTATGCCGACTTCCTTCGCATGGACGGACAGGTGGACAAGGCTTTGGCCGAAGAGTCTGCCGCCCAGCAATACCTACTGATAGAATTGGAGCGTCCGCAGAACCAAGCCAACTCCCGCCTAATCTCTTCTTTCGCCACACACGGCACCACTCAAAACCGCTAATTCCATGGGACTCGCAGCCACCAACATCAATTATGCCGGGCTTCCGGTGAGCGCCACCAACCCCCTAACCGTTGGCGGGGCCGTGCTCAATCCGACGGCCAATTTTACGCGGCCTTCTGATACGACGGCATACGCCTCTGGCGACCTCGTAGCCAATAGCACCACGGCTGGCAGCGTCGCGGCCATGTCGCTCACCGTGACGAATACGGCGGCGGGTAGTTTCATGCTTCGTCGTCTCAAGCTGCATAAGAGCGGGACAAGCACCACGAACGCCAGCTTCCGCGTCCACTTCTACCGGGGTTCTGCCACCATCACCTGCGCCAATGGTGACAACGCGGCGTTCTCCACGGATCAGGTGGCCAACTACCTTGGGGCGTTCGATGTTACCATCGACCGTGCTTTTACGGACGGGGCTGCGGGGCTTGGTCTTCCCGTCGTAGGCAACGACATCAACATCAAGAACGCTTCCGGCAGCACCATTCAGGCGCTTATTGAGGCGCGTGCGGCCTATACGCCCGCTAATGCTGAGGTGTTCACCGTTACCTTGGATGACCTGGTCAACTAATGCCAAGCCCGCGACAGGCAGCATTGTTTGGGGGTGGATTCAGCCCGTACACGCTGGCTGATAATGCGGCGGTGTATTCGTTGTCGGGGTCTGCCTCCGACTCCGCCTACCTGATCGACGGCAGCAATCGCCTCTACTACGTGGCGGACCGGAGCAGGAACAGCGCGGTGAATGTTCTGCTACTTCCACAGGTTACGGGCAATCGTTGTTCACTGACGACGGGCACGGCTATTGGCACAGGAGACGTGAGTGTAAGCCTGACGTTTCAAGCGGCTTTGTCTGCGACCACAGCTGGCGTGATGTCGCTGTCCAGTAGTGCGTCGACGAACAACGTAAGCAGAGCATTTTTTTGTGAAACTAGAAGTTCTGGCGAGATAGAGTTTAATTTGCTCGGGGCCACCACATCCGACTTTCGGAGACTGTCGGTAGCTAATTTCTCAAGCACGTATACTGGGCAAGTTGTCACCGTGACGTTTACGAGGACCGGCACGACGTTCGCAGCCTACGTCACCACGGCGGCGGGAGTAACAGCAACGCTTTCCGGTTCTGAGACGACAGGCGGCACCCCGCCCGATTGGTCTGACACGATCACCAGCACGAGCACAAATATCGGCTTCAACTCAGGGGTCGAAACACAACCGGGCGCGATCTACCGTGCGGCGGTGTATTCCAAGGTACTTTCTGCGGCTGAAATCATCGCGAACGCGGCGGGCACGATACAGAGCAGCAACGTGGTGTTCGTGGATTTCGGCCTCGCCGCGAAGTTTGCCACGTCGTTCACGGCGACGAGCGGACAGACGGTGACGGTGACGCAATCCGCCATCGCCCTTCCCGCCCGAATTCACGGGGCGCGAGACCTGTATCAGGGGGTGCAGGCTAATCAGCCGATATTTAGCGTCAGCGGCGGGTACAACATCGCGACGTTCGACGGCAGCAACGACTACCTGAAGAGCGCGGCGTTCTCTCTTAGCCAACCGGAGAGCGTCTATTTCACCGGCAGTCAGGTGGGCTTTACGGACGGCGACACCGTTTGGGATGGAAACACGCAAAACAATATGCGCTGTTACCAAAAAACGTCTGCGCCCAATCTGAACTTTTTGGGCGGTACTCCTGACGTTGCTGGTGTTACCGACATGACGGTTGGGGTGCGGGCCGTTCTCTCCACCGTTTACAGCGGATCGTCATCCTCTCAGCGAAAAAACATTTCTGCGGCTATTACGCGGACCACGGGAACGACTGCGGCTAGTGGCTTTACGGTTGGCGCGGATGGTAATGTCGGTAATTCAAGCAACATCACTTGGAGTGAAGCCCTGCTCCGTTCCGCCGCCGACGCTGACGCTCTGCAACTGCGGATCGCGGCCTATGAGATGCGCCGCTGGGGGGTAACGCCATGACCATCCTAGTGTGCGACAACGAACTCCATGCCGAGGTGGTTGATAGCCTGATCGCCTCCTACATCCGCGACAAGGACGGCAACCCCTGCGGCGCTTGGTCTGGCATCTACACTGACGGCGACCGCTGCGGCATCCTGTGGGAGCCGGTGTGCGCGGAAGTGCTGGGCGACCCGGAGACGGAGGCGCTTCCGCTTGTGGAGGCGGCTGACGGGGAATGGACGGTGATGCTACCGGAGGCTTCTCCAGAGGAGGCGCTGTGAGGCCATTCCTTGCCCTATTCCTTGCGTTTATAGCCATTTCGTGTGCCCGGAAGGGTGAACCTATGGCTGCAGGGGCAAACCTCTCTAATGCGGAGCTACGGGGGTTATTCCCGATGGCTTTCCTGCCAGACAAGGGTTATTCGATTGTCCACACGGCATGGCTGAAAGGCTATTACAGCGATTTCCGAGACGACCTGTTTTCCAAGGACATTGTGGGCTGGGAGGGACGCTTTGACTGCAACAAGTTTGCGACGGCGTATGCCTCTGGCGTCCAAATGCGCTTCTACCGCGACCAATTCCACGCCTACAACCCGGCTCAAGCTGCGGCTGTAGGGGAGGCTTGGTATGTCGGACCCCTTGGACCCCATGCCATCAACCTAGCTATCACGGAACAGGGTCCGGTGTTCATTGAGCCCCAAACGGGCAAATTCCTGACGCTCTCCCCACAGGAACTGGCCTCAATCTACTACGTGAGGTTCTGACATGCCCGGAATTGTCGATCTTCTCTTTAATGCGGCGGGCGGCGGGGTGTTTGGCTCCATCCTGCATCTTGGCACCGGCATCTTTGAAACCTGGCGCAAGAAGAAGGACGCCGAGGTGGAAATCATGCTGATGAAGGCCAAAACGGAGTCGGCAGAGAAGGCTGCCGCATGGGATGCCTTTGCCCGCTCTCAGGGTTCGCAAGCCCCGTTTGTGGTCCCTACGGGCGTTCTGCCGTGGGTGGCGTCCCTGTTCACCATTGTTGAGGCTTTCCGCACGTTTACCCGCCCCGGCCTGACATGGGCGCTTCTATGCGTCCTTGTCTACGTTTTTTCCGTATCCCCTGAACAAGCTAGGCAGGCAATGCTTGGCGAAATAACCTTCGGTGCCTTTACCGCCCTTTTCTGGTGGTATGGAAGCCGGTATTCCAAGAAGTGAACATGAGCGAAAAAGCGAAAGACGCACTCTCCCGTTGGTTGCCGACGATCATTGCCATCATTGCCATTGTGGGAAACATCCTGTGGCTGGGGGCTAAAGCCGGGGCTTTGGAGCAACGTATCATCTACGTTGAGGCCAGCACGTCCGCTGCTGTCAGCCGGGCGGAATACATTGCCGACCGCACGGCAGCACAGGCCATGTACGCGGAGATGAAGCAAAACCTTCGGGACATTTCGCAGAAGCTCGACCGTATTGTTGAGGCTCGCGCCCGCTAATGGTAAATAGCGACAAGATCGAGAAGGTGTATATCACCAACCGGGAATTACCCGGCACGTCCTCCACGCAGGAGGGGCACTTAGAGGTGGCAATCCACGGCCCACGCCTTCCGTTTGGGTCTGTGCATTGCGAAAGTCTCACGCCCATCTTCCAGACTGATTCCGTCTACGGGATCAACTCCTCGGAGGCGCTGGCAACATCGGGTCGGTCGATTGCGGGCGCGGGAACGGGAGCAACCTCCGGGGCCAACGGGATGTTCAAGTGCAACACGGGCACGACCTCCTATTCTTTTGCCACCATCCAGTCGCGTAGACGCCTTCGCTATCGTCCCGGCCAAGGCACAGTCGGGCGCTTTTCAGCCCTTTTCTCGGCTCCAGTGGCATCTAGCATTGTCGTTGCGGGATTCGGCACGTCGGAAAGCGGCTTCTACTTCGGATACAACGGCACAAGTTTTGGCGTGCTGCACGTCACGGGAGGGGTCCGCGAGTTGCAGACCATGACCATCACCACGGCGTCAACGGCAACCAACGACTACGTGGTGACGCTTCCGAACGGAACGACAGCCAACGTCACGGCTACGAATAACAGCAGCACGGCGCGGACGGCCTATGAGATTTCACGGGGCACGTTCCCCGGTTGGGATGCGTGGAGCCGTGGCAGCACGGTCCTTTTTCTCTCCAACTCCGCAGGCCCGGTGACAGGCACGTTCTCGCTGGCACAGACGGGCGCAGGTTCCCCAGCAGCGGCGACAGTGGCGGAGACGACTGCTGGCGTGGCGTCCACGGATACATGGGTGGCGCAGAGTAGCTGGAACGGGGACAAGCTGGATGGAACCGGGTATAGTGGCATCACGCTAGACCCTTCCAAGGGTAATGTCTTCCAGATCGGGATGCAGTATTTGGGGTTTGGCTGCGTCACGATGAGCGTGGAAACGGTAACGCCGGACGGAAACAACCCCGACTTTGTGGTTGCCCATACGTTTCGGTTTCCCAACGCCAGAACGACCCCACACGTCAGCAACCCGTCGTTCCCCTTCACGATGGCTGCTTATTCAGCGGGATCGACAACGGACGTAAGCGTGAGCGTTGGGAGTTTTGGCGGGTTCACCGAGGGTCAGAAACGCCTGACCGGCCCGCGCATGAGTTACTTCAATACGTCAGGCGTTACCAGCAGCACGTCCGCGTACACCCCGATTTTCACCGTCCGAAACGACAGGGTGTACGGCGGGAAGGCCAATCAGAGCGTGGTCAACCTGTTGTCCGTTGGTGGAGTCGCCAAGAGCACCACCGGCATCACGTCGTTCTTTGTCATACGCAACGCCAATCTGACGGCCGGGAATCCCAATTTCACGAGCTACGCCACTACGTCCTGCACCTACACTGATACGGCGGCAACAGCCTGCACGTTCGCTACGAATGACCAAGTGGTGTGGACGGGCACCGTGGCGGGCGATGGATCGTTCGTATTCCCGTTCTCCGACGATGTGACGCTGCAACCCGGCGAATCTATCACTATTGCGGTGCGTTCCGTCACGTCCACGGCCACCTGTGTAGGTCAGCTAAACACCCGAGAGGACCAATAGGATAGAATACCCCTATGGCCCGCTACAATTCATTTGGGCAGCTTGACAGCCCCGTAACGTCTGCGGGGGACATGTTCTTCAAGGGCTTCAATGCCCGCCTTCGCCCCGACCAGCTACAGCCGGGGATGCTGGCCTACAGCCAGAATGGACGCATGGACGTGGATGGGGCATGGCAGCAGCGAAAGGGCTACAACTACTTCGGCGGCACCGTTGCCGCGCCTACCTCGGCCCTTGTCATCCCGTTCTACCTCTACGCCACCAAGAACATTTCCACGGCCACCCGTTCTGGGACTACGGTGACGATTACGACCACGGCAAGCCACGGGTTCACCACGGCTACGCAGGTGGGCATTGCGGGGCTTACTGGTACGGTGGACCCCAACGGCAACCGAACAATCACCGTAACGGGGGCTACGACGTTCACCTTTACCATTGCTGGGGCGGGCGGCAGCGAAACCTACGGCGGCACGGGCACCGTTGGCGCTCCCTTCATCCTCGATACGGCCATCAACGCCGCTTGGGGGTCTTGTCGCTTCTCCGATCCGTCTTCCTCGAACACGGAATACATCATTATTGCCCTGAACGAGAACGCTGTGGCAGTGAATGTGGCTACGGCAGTTTCTACGACGATTGCCTACCCAACGGGAACGACGGTTAGCACGCCCGTAATGATGCTTCAGGCGTTCAACAAGGTGTATCTGTTCCGCGATGGGCTGACGGCCCTTAGCTGGAATGGCACGCTGACAGGCTCCCCGGCCTTTGCGAAGGTGGCTAATGGCAGCTACACGCAGCCCACGGTGTTCACAACGGCCTCAAACACGGCATGTTCTGCGGGCGTCGTCACCGTCTCCGAAACCTCGCACGGGCTCTCTGTTGGGGACATTGTAACGATTTTTGACGAAGGCTCATCCCCGCTTGTTAAGGGAGACAGCTATGCCGTTAAGAGCGTTCCCACCAGTGGAACCTTCACGTTCTTTGCCGACGTGGACGACTTCTCCGCCACGTCCGTAGTCCTTGGCGAGAAGCAGAGCGACGGGCTGGGATATACGCACATGCCCGCCCCTCCTTGGGCTGCCTACCACCAACGGAGGCTGATTGTCCCCTATTTCTACACCACTACGGGGTCTTCGGGGTCCGAGGTGATTACCTCCCGCAACATTCGGGACGAAATCCTTCTGTCTGACATATTCGACGGAGACACCTACGATGTCTTGCAGGACCAGCTTAAAGTAACGGCATCAATTGCCGACTACGTTAAGTGGGTGCATCCCTTCACGGATGACAATGCGGTGGTTTTCAACCGCAATTCCATCCACCTCCTTAGCGGCATTTCCGGCTCCCTGACAGATACCACCCTAAAGGAAATCACCCGCGAGGCTGGGTTGGTGGCCAGGGCGTCCGTCGTCACCATTGGCAACCGCATATTCTTCCTGTCTGACAACGGGGTGTATGCGACGGAGTTTGGCGACCTTTACAACCTACGGGGGGCAGGACTACCGTTGTCCGACCCCATCAACCCCATCATCCAGCGGATTAACCCCGACTACGCAGAGAACGCCGTAGCCTGCTACCACAATAACAGGTATTATCTGGCCGTTCCCTTGGACAATGCGATTGTGAATGACACGATCCTCGTTTACAACCTGCTGAACCAGGAGTGGGAGAGCGTGGACACGGTGAGCGAGGCGGGCTGGGACGTAGCCAACCTCATCAGCACGGGCGCGGGAGGGGTTAACAAGCTCTATGCCATCAATCTGAATGGCGGCATCCATATTCTTGAGGACCGCGAGGACGATGTGGACTACGTTGCCCTTGCTGCGGGCGTCCCGGCTTATTCCCGGCGTCCCGTGAGCTATGGCACTACCCGCCAGTATACCTTGGGAACCACGGAGAGGAAGAAGTTCTCGTCGTTCGAGGTACACGTCGAATCCACGGCTACCAATGCGTCCAATGGGACGATTGCCGTTGAGACAGAGAACACCGATAGCACTACCACACTAGGCACAATTTCCGGCTATTTGGGTAGTACGCTGGCAACGTCGGAAGACGCATCCTTGCGTGGTAGAATCGGGAACATGCGAGGCTATGGCATCCAGCTCACTCTTACCCCGACGCAGGGACGCCCGCTTCTCCGCATGGCTAAGGTGAACGCTATTCCGGCGTTCTCCGCAACAACTCAGGCTTCCTAAAGTGCCTATCTTAAGTAAAGGAACGACATACGCGACGGGCGATCAGGTGACGGCTTCGGGCCTTAACGCCCTCGTCGATAGCGCCACGTTCGCGTCCGGTGCGGTGGATAGCTCTACGACCACGCTTTCTGGCGGGGCTATTATTGTCAAAGACGGCGGGGTGACGATGGCGAAGCTGGCTAGTGCGTCCAATGGCCAGATTCCCATTGGCAATGGCTCTGGTTTCACGGCTGCCACCCTGACGGCGGGAACCAACATTGGTATCACCAATGCTTCGGGAGCGGTGACGGTGGCGTTTTCCGGCACGCTTCCAATTGCGAATGGCGGGACCGGCGCTGTAACAGCAGCCGCAGCTCGCACGGCCTTGGAGATTGGAGGTCCTATTCGCTGCACGGCAGATGTTAATGTAATCGGAGAAACCTATTCCGACATCACCGGCATGACGGCTAATGTCGTTTCTGGCACGACTTATACACTGGAGACCTCTATTCGATACACAGCAGCCACGGGCGCTGCCAATCTTAAACTTACCGGAACCGCTACGGCATCATACGTTGTTGGGTATTACAAGAACTTTACGGCCTCTTCTGTGGCGTGTTCCGACACGGGAACGGCTTTGCCCATCACCATAAGCTCCTTTGTTGGCGAAACTTTAGAGGTGGCGGTTACTTTTGTGTGTAATGGAAGCGGAACCATAAAATGGCAGATCGCGGGAAATGCACCCACGAGAGATGTCACCGCAAAACAGGGCTCTTACATGAAGTTGCTCGCCTACTAACATGCCCTCCCTTAACTTCGACAGCATCATTCAGAACAGTGTTGGCGGGCTGGGGCAGGTGGGGGCTGGCCTCTACCAAGGCGTCGGCGCGGAGGGAGCTATTGGGGGCGGGCGCCTGGGCAATGCTTCGCAGCTTGCCCTTGGCCGCATTGATACGCAGGCGTTTCTTGCCGCGCACCCCGAGTTTGCAGAGCCGTATAACAACGTCAAAGCCTCCGGGCAAGACCCCTCGCAATGGCTGGAATTGGCCATTCAGGATGCGACGTACATTGACCCGGCCTCCGTTCCCCGTGGCGGCGGTGTAGCTGACACCGTAGGCGGGCTTACGAATGTCGCCTCTGGCCTCGAAACGGGGGCTAATACGGCTGTACGGACGGGCAATCTCTCTGACGTTACCACTCTCGGCAAGGGCTATTCCGATGCCTACCGTGCGTCCAATCCCGAGCTATTCGCCACCCTTGGCGGGGCTTCGGCTCTCGGTGGTGCGACCCCCTACCAGCCTTTCTCGGCGCAGGGGTACAATGCGGCGACGTACAGCCCGATGGCCAACCTGACGGCGGACCAGCTCCAGCAGGGGATGCTGGGGGGTTCGCTCTATGGGCAGGCTATGCAGGCAGGCCCTAATGCGGCCAGCCAAGCCCTTTTGGGGCGTGCTACGGCCTTTGCCAATAGCAACGGGGCTCTGACGGCCAATGAGCTTAGAAACGTGCAGCAGGGCACGCGGGAGGCATTTGCCGCCCGTGGGCTGGAAATGTCCAATCCGGCTATTGCGGCGGAGATTGGGAACAGGATTGGGGCAGAGCGTTCCCGCATGACGGAAGACCTTTCCTTGGCTGCACAGCTTGGCAATGCGTACAACCAGGATTTGGCGGCCTCTCGCGGGTTTGCTACGGGGGTGTACGGGCAGGAGCTTGGACGACAGGGGGCCAATCAGGGGGCTAATTTGCAAGCGGGGATGGCCAATCAGGGGGCGTACAACCAAGCCGGGCAATTCAACGCGGCCTCGCAAAATCAGGCCATGCAATTTACGGCCCAGCAGCAGAACGCGGCTGCGTTGGCCAATTCTCAGTTGGCGCAGCAGCAACAGCAGCAGGACAGGGGTTATGCCCTCAATCTTGCGGGGAGCTACCAGAACGCCGCCTATGACCCTACGCGGCTCTTAGGGGCTACGTCTGGTGCTCCTGCTATGGCGGGCGGGCTGTTGGGTGCGGCGACGGGGTATTCCCCCGACCTCGGCAGCTATTTTGGGCAGACGAGCGGCATTGCCAACGATGTAGCCATGACGCGCTACAATGCGGAAATGGCGGCACAGAACGCCGCTAAGAATCGTTCCAGCGGGCTTCTGGGCGGGGCTTTGGGAGCCATTGGCACGATTGGCGGTGCGCTGCTTGGCGTTCCTTCTATTGGCGCGGCTGTCGGATCGGGACTTGGGAGCATCTTCGGCGGCGGGGGAGGGGGCGCTGGTGCTGCCCCAGCGTCATTTAACTACTCAGTTGGAAGCACAAATACAAATCTGCTTGGCATTAGTCAACCTACCAATCTACCTTCATATATGCAGGCGCGGAGCGTGAGTAATGGCCCTGCATTCGCCGCTGGTTCTGATCCTTTTGACGATGGGAACAATGCAAGTCGCCAAGCATTTGTTACAAGCGTATATGGTCCTAGATAATCATGCCCTACAACCCCGGCACACAAGACATCAGCGGTCAGCTCTTAGGGCAGGGCATTGCCCAATTCGGACAGGGTGTAGCCTCCGGCATTGAGCAATACGGAGCCCGCAAGGAGAAGGAGCAGAACATCATCGCCGAGGCCAATGGGCGGGGCCGCGCCCTACAAAGTGCCTTTAGCAATCTGGAGAAGCTGGGGATTGTTCCAGAAGGCTTCTCCGCGCAGATTAAATCCGCTCAGGAGAGCATGGCCCCCCGTGATTTCCTTGGGTTTGCCGATCAAACTTCCAAGAAGTTTGAGACGATTGTTCAAGGCGGCGTGCATGTTCAGCAGATACAGGCCCAAAAAGCCAAGGACGATGCCTTGGTTAAAGCCATGCAGGTTGCGGGCGGGGCGGTAGAGGCGTCTTTCAATCCAGACGGCACGCTGAACATTCCGAAGGCAATGCAGATTTACCGCTCTAGTGGCGGTACGGACATTAACATTCTGGCAAAGGCTGTCGATCTGGCGGCGGGGCCAGCTAGTTTGCAGCCTACGGCGGCAATGCGGGACACCGAGGCTGTCATTGCAAGCCAAGGAAAGGCTGGAACGCTCGACACAAACGACCCCGTTGCGGTGGCCAAGCGTCGTGCCGAATTGATTGCTCAGGGCGGGCGCGATCCCGCCGAGAAGTATTTCAACGCGGGCGTATTCGTTGACCGAGAAACCGGTGGTAGCCCCGTTCAGGCGTCCCGCGAGGCAAGCAGCGGGCGCGTCGGCATGGTTGACGACAAAGGCAAATTCCAGCCCTTGGATATGTCGCGTTTCAAGCCCACTACGGCTTCGGATGCAAATGTCTTCATGCAGGAAGCGGACATGAAGAAGCTGTCCGATACGATTGTTGATCAGGAGAACAGCATTAAAGCTCTCAACCGCTATGCGAAGACGGCGGGCGGGCTTCCGCAGGGTATTGAGAAGATTGGAACGCGCATTTCCGCTGCCGTGAAAACATCCGTCACGCAGGAGCCTTTGAGCGAAGAGGAAAAGGCTATGGGCATAAGTTCCGCCCGCAAAGAACGCTTGCTTGGTGCGCTCCGTACTACGGTGCTGGGGCCGGGCGTTCTGACGGAGAACGATGCTTCCCGCCTTATCAATGCCATTGGTGGCGACATTAACAGCATCCTCACCAACCCCGAGGTTGTTCAGGAGACGGTTCAGGAGCTTCTGTCTGAGAAGATGAACTCCTACAAGCAGAACCTACAGATTTACAACCGTCACGTTGTTGGGCGCTATTCGCAGGCGGGATATGAGCAGCGTCAGGCCGTTGAGCCATACAAGCCCGAGGCAAAAACTGAGGCTGCGGGCGGTGATACCAAGGTTATTGGCGGAGTGACGTACGTTAAAACGGCAAACGGCTGGGAGCGCAAATAATGGCCCTTTCCGACAAACAGATTGGCCGCTTGGACGAGCTTACGTCCAAGGGGAAACTTACGGATGCGGAGATGGCGGAGATGGAAAGCCTGTCGTCATTGGCTTCCGGTGGCGGGGCTGGGTCCAGGTATTCTCCCGACATTCAGGCGCAAATGGACAAGGTGGCTGCGGATTATCCGCGCTCCATGTCCAAGGGCGATAAGATTGCTACGGATATGGCGCTTGAGGGTGGCGGCGGGGCCGTGGGGCAGGCTGTTGGTGCGCTTCCAATGCTCAGCGGTCCCACCTTGGGCCTTTCGGTACCCGTAGGCGGATTCATTGGCGGGGCGGGCGGCAATGCACTATCCCAGCTTAGACAGCGCGCTAGCGGAGAAAGGCCGGGTTTTTCTGTGTCAGAGGCTATGGGCGCGGGCGTTGCCTCTATGGTGCCGGGCGCTCCTATGGCCAAGGCTGGCATTAAAGCTGTTGCTAAAGAGGGAGTGAAGCAGGGAGCCGCCAACCTTGCGGGCATGGCCATTGAAACATACGGAGAGAACAAGCAGCTTCCGAACGTCGGACAGGCTATGATGGCTGTCGGCGGAGGCGTTGCCGGGGCCGGGATTGGCCGGGCAATGGACACGGGAGCTTCTGTTATTAAAGCCACTCGCCATGAGATTGACAATGCCGTGCGGGATCAAACCCTTGCGGCGGCTCGTCAGGCGGGATATAAGATTGCCCCCTCTCAGCTTTCAGATGCTCCGGCTGTAGCTCGCGCCCTTGAGTGGCTGGCGGGTGGGCCTCAGACTGTTGCCGCCACGGAAGCAACGGCCCGCAGCGTTAACCTGGCCCTTGCTCGCAAGGCTATTGGCCTAGCCGAGAACGATGTTGTCAATCTCCCAGCCCTGAAAGCTATTCGTGACGCTCAGGGCGCGGTATACGGGGACGTAGCTTCTGTGAGCAGCAAAGCGGCAGATGCGTTGCAAGGCTTCAAAGAGGCGCGTGACCGCTCTAGGGCTTTCTGGCTGGAACACGACCGCAACGGCACCGTGGCTGCCAGCGATGCGGCTAAGGAGTGGGATAAGAAGATGGAGGGGTTTAAGAGCGCGCTTGACCAAGAATTAAAGGACAAGGGGCGTGCCGACCTAATCCCCGCCTTCCAGCAAGCCCGAGAAACGATTGCCAAGACGCATTTGATTGAGGATGCGTTTAATGAGGGGTCGGGCTCTGTGATGGCGGACATTATCGCCAAACGCCGGAAGTCAGGTAAGACGATTACCACGGACGAGTTGGAAATCATTGCCAACTTTGCAGAGGCCACCGGCATTACAGGAAAGCCAAAGCGTGTTGCCGCTGTTGCCCACCCGCTTGCGGCTTTTACCGCAGCCAACAGTGGCCTTTACTTCGGCGGCCCCGGTCAGGCTTTAGCTGCCGGTGGAGCAGCCGTAGCCGCGCCCATGCTGGCCAAAACCCTGCTTATGAGCAACCCCGTTCAGAACGCAATGATGGCCCCGCGCTACGGGTCCGCAATGCCGATGGACATAGGGGCGGCGATGGGAAGCCTTTCAGCTATGGCAGGGGGGCGGGAAATGGCCCGCGACCCCAATCAGAGGCCGGTTCCGTACCGTTAGCCCAATTTAGCGTCAAATCGCCTTAAAACGCAAGGAATGGCCGTTTCCGGGGCTTTTAGGGGCACCCAACATCGGCAAAAACATCGGCAAATGGCGAATGGGCCGGATTCGAACCGGCATCCCCGAGCTTGTGACACGGGCGCTCTGTCCATTAAGCTACCAACGCCAAATTGGATGCAGGGGTTGGACTCGAACCAACGACCCCCGGATTAGAAATCCGATGTTCTGCCCCTGAACTACCCTGCAAAAAAACAACCCCTCCAAGGCTACACGCAGCCAAGGAGGGGGAGGGACTAAGCCCTACAATGAACACCCACGGACGACATTTTACACCTACCGCTGCTTGTCAAGCGGTTTAGCGACGATAGGACGGTATTTGGTGAGGGTGCGGCGGCAGATGCGGCCCGTCCCCTTCCAGCGCTCAAGTTGCCCGGCGCGGGTTAGCCGGGATAGCTTGGCTTGAGCGGCGTCAACGGTGGTCCCGTAATGATCGGCAAAATCGGCAGCAGTAAACCACTCCGCGCCCATAGGCTCCTCGTTGGCCTTCACCAAGGCGTCCATTGCCGCCCAAGGGTCAATACTCTTTGAGGCCCGTTGGCGCATAAAACCTCCCATTGATAGACCGAATTTGCCAGAGCGTGTAAGTGCCGTCCTCAAACAGATAGCCCGCCGCCCACCCGTGAGCCCAGCGCAGCTTCCCCGTCTTCCTGTCCGCGTAGTCCATATCCAGCTTGCAGAGGCACCCAATGGCTCGCGCTTCCTGTTGGCGTAGCCCTGGCGTCTGGTAGCTCTCAATCGAATGGACGTGCCCAAAGATGACGTTCCCGTAGATGCGGGAATGGGAGGCACAAGCGGACGCCCCGGTGTGGTAGCCATGTACCACCTTCAGGTGCCCCAATTCCAAGACCCCATGACGGCTATCGTAGGGGTATAGGCGGGCTTTGTTCCTGCGGGCGACATAGCCTATGTCCTCCACCATCTTTCGCCCCAAATCGGCTCTAACGGCGTCCACGGAATGGCAGAGGTCATAAGCCCTGACACAGTTGCCTGTGAAGGCCACACGCCCCTCATACCGCGTAACCACCGTCCCGAGCGGCATGGTGACGCAATAGACGTTGGCATTGTACGGCAGCCGCGTGATTTTCAACTTTTGGTTGACGTGCCCGGAGGCGTTAAACCGGAAGCGACAGTTCCATTGCTGTTTCCCGTTGGGAAAAGCCTTTGGATTGGGCTTTGTGGCTCGAATGGCAAAGTCGCAGCCACAATGAATGGCCCAACGCTGCATGGTGTCGGCGTTACGCTTGTCCGTCGTAGTCCACGTTGTATGCCGGTAGCACACCGCCCCGTCTGTTTCCCGAATGGCATCAATCACCGTTAGGAAGTAGGCTTTGGGCAGCCACGCCCACCCTTCAGGGATGCGCTTCTCGCCATCCAATGCCGCCACAATCTTGCGAGCGTCATCCCCGTAAATGCGGATGTAATAGGGCTGGAGCTTATTCACCCCGGTCTTCTTGCAAAGAGCGAATGTGTACTTGATCCCAGCCTTCTCCAGCAAAGCCTTTAGCGCCTCGATTTTGCGGGGCACAGACAGCTTAAACTGAACGCGGGCCTTTGTCGTTTTGGCGTTATACTTCTTCAGGTTGACGATGCAGCCGTCCATTATCACCCACGTTAGAACCCTTAGCCATGTAGCCATGGATTCGTCTGGGGATTCGGGTTCCAGGTTGGGGCCGCTAGTCCTGATAGAGCTTTCCTTAATGAAACGCCCGTAAAGGTCGGCAGCCTTATGCTTTACCCCGTTCAGCACTACGTCATGTCCCGCAGATACCACTTGATGCGTGTACCGGCCCTCAATGGAATACACTTCCTCGGCATGTCTAACCACCGTTCCGAGCGGATTGGAATAGGACACCTCCCCTGTATCCAGCCGGAATTGGGCAACAAGGTGATTGGATGTCACCTGTTCAACAGGCATCCAGCCATTGCTTGTCAGCAAATCCGTGCCTTTGGCTAAGCAATGATTTCCGAGCATCAGGTGATTATCCTTCCCGCCCTTAAAGAACGTGTCCGCTATCGTAGCCCCGCACTCAAAGTCATCCCGCATGGAGATGCCGCGTTCCTCCGGTGAGGCTCCGTTACGGATGGCCCCGAAGTCCCATACATCCCCTGCCAACACCCTTACCTCGGGGGCGAAGTCCTTCACAAACCCCAACAGGGCGTCCACGGCGGGCATGTCTGCCTCTATGCCGTGAATGTCCGACGCCACTACAAACTTTCTAGGCTTCATGGGGCGGGGTTAGTGTTTTAGGAACGTCACATCCCGTCCGGGCTTCCAGCAGTAGCCGCAGGAAGCGCAGTCCTTCTTTTCTCCCGTCTCTTCCGGGCAGATGAGCGAGCTATCGGGAATATGCTCGTCCCCCTCAATCCACGCCACGCGCCAACCAGCGGGAGGCTTGGGCATGGACGGGTCCGTAGAGGCGAATAGCTGAACATTGGGCAGCGCCCGCAGCCGCTCCAAAGCGGGCAAAAGCCACTCCAACCGCCAGCTTCGCGTGTAGCCCCACGCCCTTACGTCGGGGCGCTCGGATAGACGGAGAATCCAATTCTCGATGTACGCAAGAAGGTCAAAGTCCCCGCTCACATGCAGCCGCAGAATCTTGCACTCGGCGGGAATCGGCGGGACATCCGGCCCCGCGTTCTGATCGTACACCCACGTCGTAGGAGCCCCAATCCGCTGCGCGTAGCAGGCTTTAGAGCACCATTCCGACGCCCCCGGACATGTCACTAGGGCATGGCGGGAATAGGTGAATACCGAAGGCCCGAGCTTCATGTTGCTCTTGCCGTATCGACTGACGACTACCCCCCGCGTGTCAGGGATGTAGATGGTTTGTGTCTGAGCTTTCATTGTGTGTGTTCCTTGCTGTGTGTTTATGCGCCTCTCTCTCGGCGTTCGTCTTTATTTGATGGCAGCCGTCACAGAGGATGCGGAGCCCATCTGCCTCGCAGAACAGGCGTTCCACAAACCCCGGCAAATCGCTATAATCTTGGAGCTTCCCAGCGGGGACGACGTGATCCACTTGGATTTCCTTCCCCATGAACCACCCATCGCATTGAGCGCATTTGTAGCGCCATTTCTGCCGCTTGTTTGGCCCCGAGTACGGTTGCTGTGCCGCCTTCATTGCCGCGCCGCGTGGCGGCCATCTGACTGAGGCGCGTCTTAATGCGCTTCGTATAAACGAGAATTTTCTTGAGGTAGTCCATTTTCCGCCCGCGTGGGGTTTTGGGGTTGTCTTACGGGCCATTGTTCTCCTCGGCTGCGAGGGCTTTTAGGATACCACGCAGAAAGTGGGTGTGCGCGGCACGTAGATGCTTGCATACACAAGCGTCCGTCAGCGGAACGGCCCCATTGCGTAGGGCTGGCTGTCGGCGGGCGCTGAAATCGGTGCAGGAGCAGCACCCGGCCCCATCGTTGGCCAGGAGGTCAACGCGGTAGGTGCGGGCTTCCGTCTCGCTTCCGGCCTCGTACACATACCTTTCGTTGGTGGGCTGGACGTTCATAGCGCCCTCCTTATTTCCCCACCGCCATGAACAGTTTAACGTAGGCGCGATACTCCTTGATCTGCGCCGCCGTGTAGCCGCTGTCCTTCGCAAAGGCCAACCCGTCCTTGCTCAACCACCATTTGAACGGGGCGCACTTACAGCCGATTTGAATGTGCCCTTTCCTGGCGTTGGTGAGCGAGTGTTTTGAGCCAACGATGAACAGGGGCGATGTTTCCCATGCGTCCCCGCAAACCCGTGCGTCCCCGGAAACCCGTGCGTTCCCGTAAACCCATGCGTTCCCGTAAACCAATGCGTTCCCGTCAACCCGTGCGTTCCCGTAAACCCATGCGTTCCCGTAAACCAATGCGTTCCCGTAAACCCATGCGTTCCCGTAAACCAATGCGTTCTCGGCAACCCATGCGTCTCCGCAAACCCGTGCGTCTTCGTAAACCCATGCGTCCCCGGAAACCCGTGCGTTCCCGTAAACCCGTGCGTTCCCGTCAACCCGTGCGTCCCCGAAAACCCATGCGTTCTCGGCAACCCGTGCGTTCCCGTAAACCTGTGCGTCCCCGGAAACCTGTGCGTTCTCGTAAACCAATGCGTTCCCGTCAACCCGTGCGTTCCCGTAAACCCGCCCCCACACTATGGCGTTGTCTCCAATGTATGCTGTGGCGTCCACCTTGGCGCTCTTATGCACCCAGCCCCCTCCATTGCTGTGCTTAGACCAATCGGAGGCAACTTCATTGCCCCCGAGCTTCTCATTCAATTCCTGAAACGTGTTCATTGTGTTTGTCCTCTGATTATTGTTCGCTTTGCGTGTCTAAATTCTCGTCAAAGGGGGCTCCTGGCTCCCCCTCGAAATTGCAGCGATGGCGGGCCTTGTCCTTCTCGTCCTGCTTTTCCTCCGTCCAGAACTCATACCCACCCTTAACGCGAACTACATGTAGGATGTTTCCGTTGGGGTATTGAAAATCGAACCCTTCTCCGGTTTTCATTTTAACCACCCCATCTTTCTTGCAGACGAAGCATTTGAATGTATCCAACGATGCGCCTTCTCAGCGCCCAAATCCTTTGGACGCTCAATCCCGCGCTTCCTGTAGTATTCCGCGCACCTGGCGCACCGCCCCCCGCAGCTTGTGCGGCGTTCGTTGCAGACGAAGCACGGCTTGGCGTTTAAGTAGCGGCGCGTAGTTTTGCCCTGCTCAGATTTGGGAATCCATCGGCAGTTGGACGGCTCATAGTCTCCGTCCGGGTTAATTCTGTCGATAGACTCGGTTGGCTTGCGCTCGCCCATATCTGACAAAAACGCATCAAACGATAACAGCCATCTTTCGCACACCTTGATTCCGCGTCCGCCGTATGCGTGCCAAAATTCGCATTTGGGGTTGGTGCACCGCCGGATCATGCAGCGCCACGTCACATAGCAGCGATAGGATTTTCGTGTCCTGGCCGGTTTGGTTGCGGCCAGTTTTGACGGAAGCCGCATACGTTTAACTTTTTCACCGATGGCCGTTGTTTTCTTGCCAAGAAAGTGGGCCAAAATCGGGTAAGGCATTGTGATATAGTTTGCGCGGATAAATGCCTCGTCCGCCTCGGTATAGCCTCTCATTTTAACCAGCCCATAACGCGGGCTTGTTTGGGGTGAGCATGAATCCAAGCATGAGCTTTTCTTGAGCAGGCCATCCAGGTGTTGTCGTCCAAGAACCTCTCCCCCCGCCGTCCCTCCATGTGATGCACGTCAGAGGAGTATTCGGGCCGCAGGGCAATGCCGCCAAAAATCTGCCCTTTAAGCAGGCTTGCTTCCCGTGTTCCCTCGTTCGTCAACTCCACCCACACCTCACAGAGAGGGCGCAGGGCAAGGAAGGCTTTCCGCTTGGCCAGATAGAGCTTGTTATCCGTCGCCCGCTTCTTGGAGACGCGGCGCATGGGCTTCTTGCGTGTGAGGCTCATGATGCCTCCCCCTGTTCCCGCGCATAGTCGGTGAATTGGAGCCCGCCAAAGGGCTTCTTCACCCAAATGGACGTGCCAATGTCGTTGGAAACGCAGACATAGCTGCGGCTGTTCTTCTCAAGCTGGGCCTTCGCCCGCTCAAACATCTCCTCCTCATCGGGAAGGATGTATTCGTTCGTAAGCTGGACGTACCCGTTGTGCGCCAGAAGGGTTGTGTCTGTGGTTGTCATGTGTTTACTGCGTTGCTTCCCGCCACGTCGTTGTGGGGGCGTGAAATTCTATGCCGTCAACGGCTGTCGTCCGCCCGTCTCTCAGCTTCGGCTGGAGGATTTTGTAGGCGCGGATTTCCCTGTCGAGGAATTGGCTGTCCTTCCAATGCAACATGACGCAACGGTGGGCATCCTCCTCCAACTGCCCGCTATCGCGTAAATCCCCCAACGTAGGCTCCCGTTCCTGCGCTTCTGCGGCCCGATTGAGTTGCTGCCCCACCACAAGGGGGCATTGCAGCGTCTTCCGCAGCGGAATCATGGCCTTAGAAACAAGGCTGACCCGCTCATACGGGGACCGTCCGTTGGTGGCCACCAGGCCCAAATAGTCGAGGATGACTAGATCGGGCTTGAAAGACCCCGCCAAGAGCCTGCAACGGGCTGTAATGGCGTCCAATGACATGTCACGGTCGAACACCAGAAGGTGCTTGCTATTCTTCAAGTCGGCGCGGGCCTTGTTGAATTGCCGGAATTGATCCGGCATCCATTGGGCCATGCTGTCCAGCCGCACCCCGGCCAACTGAGCGGCCATCTGTTGCACCACAGCCTTGTCCGAGGTTTCTAGGGTGAAATATGCCACCCGCTTCCCCTGCATCAGATTGGCTCCTGCCATGAAAGAGAGCATGGACGACTTGCCCCGCGAAGGGCGAGCACAAACTAAAACATATTCATGCCGCCGAATCGGGCGAAGGAAATTGTCCAGCTTCCGCAGCCCCCACGTCAGCGAGCCTTCTTCGCCTGTCTTGCCTTCCTGCGCCGCTTTAACGTCGGCTTCGATCTCGGCGTCAATGTCAGCGATGGACCGTTGAAGACGCTGCTTACCGGCGCAGAGCGTTGTAACGCCGTCCGCAAGCTCTCGAAGTTCGCCCAATTCCAGAGATTGTTTAGCCAGCCCATCAACAGCCCGTTTAAGGAGCTTGTAAGCC